AAGGAGACTGCCCATTTTGTCCATAGGGACGTTTAGCGCGCCGGCGGTCTGCGACATGGACGTTTCAAAATCCGACGCGGTTTTTACGGCCGCCGCGCCAACGCCGCCGATAGCCACGGTGGCGGGCAGCATCTTTTCGCCGGCACCCGCAATTTTTTGCCCGGAAGTTTTAGCTTTTTCCCCAAAAGCCTCCAGCTCGTTTGCTACCGGATGGGACACTTCTTTTAAACCCTTGATTTTTTCCTGCGTAGCGATAAGTTCGCGCTGATAGGCCTGGTATTGTTCAGTCGAAATTTTGCCTTCGGACAGTTGCTTTTTCAAATCGCTGTCTGCGGCTTTAAGGGTTTTCTCTTTTTCCTGCAGGGCAAGCAGTTCTTTTTGAGCGGCCCCGGCCTTTTGCCCGAGCAGCGTGATATTGGTCGGATCAAGCTTTAAGAGGCGATTGATGTCTTTTAACTGCGACCCGGTCTCCCGGATTGTACCGTTGACGCCCTTCAATGCGGACGAAAGCGGACCGGTGTCGCCGCCAATCTCCACGACAATACCTTTGATACGGTCAGCCAAAATTTCACCCCCTAAAACTTATCAAAGTCTGATTGCTGAGCGAGCCTCGGATATTTGTACTCATCGTTTTTTTGCTCGGTCAACATATCCAGCACCATACCCACAGTCAGCAGGTCAAGGTCCGATATGCTCAAACCGAGTTCCACACAGCGCAGCAGAAAAAGCGGGGTATTTACTTCCCGCTCCGTTGGCCGCTCTTTTTTTTTGGGACGCTGGTGGTCTGCATGTTCAGCCCCCACAATTCCAAAATCTGTGGCAGAATTTCCGTGATTGAAAACATGGCGAATTGTTCCAGCCATTCGTCCGGGTCTTCCGGCACCTTCGGATCCGCGTGTTTTGCAAGCAGATAGGCCACATTCTCAAACATTTCAAGGTCAAAAGCGCTAAGCTGTTCTCCATCGGTTTTTGCCTTTTCCATCCGCGAGCCCAAATCTCCGAGGTCCTTAAAAATATCCCGCTTGAATTTGATGCGATATAGGCGCGGGATGGAGGCGTCGGCCTTCATTTTTACCTGCACGTCGTTTCCATCGGCACCTTTTACTGTGATAGTTTTCAGCATGTCACTCATCCTTTCCAATTTTGGGCATAAGAAAAGCACCCTCGGAGGAGGATGCTTACTATGAATTTTCGTTTTTTATTTTGCCAGAACTTTTTTCTTTTCCAGCTCAAACTCTTCCTCGCTCAACGCTCCGGCGTCCGGAATCTTTTTATCAAACATGGTTCACGCACCCCCTTCATTTACCGTTATTTTATCGCAATGAAGGGAGCGCGTCAACTCTGTTTACGGCGTTGTCGCCGCACCCGGCAGGTGCACCGCGTCGTACCAGCCCTGATAGACGTCCGTTGTGGTATCCGCCGTGGTTTTGCCCTTGACAATCGTGGAAATGGTCTTCGCAGTTTCCCCAGTGCCGATGGTGATAGGTTCCGGGAGCGTGAGCGGGGACGCCGTGATGGTACCCGTCTCCGTCTTCGGCTCCACGGAATCCTCCGTGGTTTCGCTTTCGACGGACGGGCGCGTCATTTTGCAGTTGTACAGCACATGCCGGATTGCGTTTTTGTCCCCCTCGAACTCAAAAAGCAACGCAAACGCTTCTGGCTGGACCGACGCATCCTCAATCTGTACCCCGTCAGCATCCTTGACGTCGCCCATAATTTCCTCCCGGAATTCGTCCGGGACCAGAGCGGACTCAAAATCGCCGGAATAGCCGTTATTCGCGACCGACACATAATAGGCCGTATCGTCCGCGTAAAACGGCGTTGTGTCGCCTTCTGCGTCAAGGCCCAGAGACACGGCCCCCGGCCACGGCTTCGGCGTGGCATAGGTCGGAGTCCCATCCTCGCCGATGGTCAATTTGGCGTAGTGGACGTTCCGCAGGCCAAACTTGACCTTGTTTTTATCCATCGTTCAACACCTCTAATTCGTAAAGTGTCTCAAAACAGTGCTCTGTTTCGAGATAAGTTTCTTCGGTTTTCTGATAATAAAGCCCCGCCGCCGTCAGCGCATCCTCGATTTTTTTCTCGGAGACCGGATCTTTTTTTGCAGTGTAAAGTTCTACCTGCATATGCCGGGCGGAGGAATAAGCCACGTTGTCCGCGCCGAACGACCGCCCATAGGCTTCCAGATAGACGCCCCACGGGAGCGCCGGGGCCTTTCCGACCGGCCACGAATGATAAGCAAACGGGATTCTGGTACCATCCAGTATCGTTTTCAGTTCGGAGAGTTTCATCTGCTCCACCCGGCTTTCACTGTTATTTTCACGCGGCGCTGAAGCTCCTGCTCGGCACGCTCTTCGGCCGGACGGATATGCGGATGCCCCTCAACTCGACCGCCACCAACCTTGGCATGACCATTTTCCAGCAGGTGAGTAAGCTGATAATCAGTGCGGTTATAGACCGTGATACGCAGGTCGTTTGTGGTCTCATAAGCCGTCTTTTCAGACCAGCCTTTTTTGTAATCGCCGGTCAGTACGGGAGACTTCTGCTTGATTTCGTCTCGGCACTCTTTAGCAACGCCGCGCACGTCTTTTTTGACGCCCGCTGTCACTTCCGCGGTATATTCCCGCACCGCTTCCGATATGGCCGCGGCAAAATCTTCTGGCTTGACTTTTTTAGGCATCCGCAATCTCCTCCAAATGCAGCTCGATCATATCCGGCTTATTTGCATAGGTCCGATAGACATGCAGGCGTTTTCCGTTGAGCCTTGCTTCCGCCTGCCCGTCATAATCGCACAGGCGCATGGTCGCCACACAGTCCGGCTTCATGCCGTTCCGGCCGGCGTCGAAAAACTCTGCGCGGGTAATGCTGGAAATAGAGCAAAACGCCGGAGTTTCGACCGGTGTTTTTACCCAGTTTCCGATGCCGTCCTGATGCTCTTCGTAGGCAATCAGCGTGATTTCATCCGTAAAATACATGGTCACGCCCCCTCGACGTTATAATCACCGGAGAGGGAGAGCGCCGCCTTGAGATGCTCATAGGCTTCCGCGAACTTCCCGGCGGAATCGTCGTAACCAAACTGCGCCTTGCAGTAGAGCTTGACGGCCTGCCGGATGAGCGGGTCGGAAGAATCCAACTTTTTGACGCCGGAATTTGACAGGTCAAGCTTGCAGGCGTCAATCGTCTGCTCCAGTTCGTCGTCCATTTTGTCGGACAAAATGCGGAGCCACAGCTTCACAGGAGCGATTAATGCTTTCACATCCCACATGGTATTACCTCAATCAGGCGTCGGCACCTTTCTTTACGATGATAAAAGCGTTTGGATCCAGTACTTTGCCATCTGCAATCAGTAAAGCCTTATCAACGTACTGGTTGGTATTATGGTCGATGTAACGATACATTGTCATCTGCATATTACTGTTGATGGCATAATTGCTAAGATTGCCATAGATTGCCACAACATCTCCGGATGCCGCATCGTCGAAGTTGTTGATTACATCATCTTCCACCTCAACGACCTGCTTACCGCCAAATGTGTCTGCCGGGCCATTGGAGATACCATAGTTCACGCGGCCAACAGGTTGACCGACGGTGTCTACCATGCCGTCGATATACCCTTCAAACGTACCGGACGCCATCAGAAAAACGGCTCCGCCTTTGTAGGCCATCGGAAGCTTTGCAAAAACTTTCTTTTTCCAAGTTTCCCACTTAACGAATTCGCTTGGCTTCAGCGTGACGACATGGTTCGTAGGAATTCGGCTATCAACCGTGATTCCGGTCATACTGCCCGCTCCGCTGCCCTTTACCACACCAATATCGAGGGCCTTGGTCATGGCTTCGACGATAACGGAAACAATCGTCTGCTCGAACTGATCGAGCGTTGTTACATCAGCCACAAGAGAAGCAGCAACTTTGCATTCAAGCGTATAGTAGGAAAAAGAAACATTTGTCGAAAGGTCTACCTTCTGCGTATCTCCGGAAGTATTTTCCTCAATCCAATTTGCAACCGGCTTAAGGGACAGGATCGGAACCGTTACGCCGCCCTTAATGGCAAGCTTACGAACAAGGTTATAAACCTGCCCGTAACTTTTCAGTTCTTTAATGACTTCCTGGACGATAGTCGATGGAATTACCGCGCCGGCATCGGTAGTAGAAGTCGATTCAGCTGCGTTGCGGAACTGAAGCTTACTCGAACGTTCGCCAGTCTTACAGTAATTCATAAACGCCTTGCGATACTCTATGGAGCCGTAAACGTCGACCGGGCCCCGGGGCGCAGCGGTGGATTCCGCGACCGTTCCGGCAACTGGTTTGCCAGCCTCGGAAATGTCGACGATTTTCGGCGCGCCGGACAGCGCATTCAGATTTGCCTGTATTTTGCCCTCCGCCTCGAATTTCGCGTCGAGGTCCTGGACCTGCTTCGTAATCTTTGCGGCATCGTCGAGTTTGCCCTCGTCAATCGCTTTCTGGGCCTGATTGAGAAGATCTTTTCTCTTGTCCAGATATTCATTTTTTTTCATTTCAGTCAACCCTTTCGCCCTTTCAGGCATAAAAATTACTCCCGCAACGGGAGCATCGGTTTAATCTGTTTTCTGCTTCAGCAAGTCTACCATATCCTGCAAAAGCTGTTTTTGACGTACCTGATTTCTAATCAGGCCGCGAATTTTTTCGACCGCGGCCCGTGGAAGCAAACCGGACGCCGAAGCCGCGAGCTGCTGCGGCGCCTCCGTTTGGGCCGGAGCCTTAAACATTACACGGTCCACAAGTTTCAGCTTTACGGCCTCATCCGCAGTGAGATAGGTGGTTTTGTCCATCATATCGAGAACTTCTTTTTCGGACATTCCCGATTTTGCCTCATAGGCGGACGCGGTCGCTCCCTGTGCGGGAGCG